AATTAACTGTGCGATTACCCCCCTCCCCCCTGTATAAATCACCAGTACTGTACAAATCCACAGGCTGTATAAATCCACAGGCTGTATAAATCCACAGGCTGTATGAATTTACAGTGTAACCTGGCGAGAGAGTGAGGAAGGGAAGTACCCCTGTGCTACCACTTGTACTACCCATTGTGCTACCCACTGTGCTACCCATTGTGCCAGTCACTGTGCTAGACATTGTGCTATCCAAAGCCTGCCAATAGCCGCTCCATTCCAGTCACATCTATATAGTCGCAATGCCATAAACAAAACCTATCGATCCCGATGGGACGATATAAAAATACTAATTGTCATCCATGACAAGCAGTGAGAATCTAGCCCCGTCAGCAAACCACGGCCAAAGGCTCTATATAAAAGGATACGAAATGCAAATCACAGTCCGCATCGCTAACAACTACGGTCAGCGCGCCGTGTACCCCGTGTGCGAAGTCGCCCGCAAGTTGGCCGACCTGATCGGCGCAAAGACCTTCACCGACCGTGCTCTGGCTCAGATCAAAGAGCTGGGTTACACGGTTACAGTCCAGCAGCAAGCCCTGTAACTAGGGCGCAAATAGGAGCACAGCACCATGCGTAAGATCGAAGATCAGATGGTAGCCGCAGTACAGGCAAGAAAGAACTGGGAATCAGGCAACACACGGGTTGAAAAAGCCGGTGCATTCATGGATGTGTATTTGCACGGCAACCACATCGCCCGTGTTGGCTGGCAAGCAGTACCCAATCTTCACACATTCCGAGAATGGCAAACACGCACCACGGCAAGCCGTCTATGTGCGCTGGGTATCAAGGCCAGCATTCGCCAAGGTCGCGCATTTATTGACGGTCAAATGATCTAACCACAGGAGCAAAGCCGCCAATTGTGGTGGCGTTTTGGAGGCAAAAAAGATGAAACTTTTTGGGGTATCTGTAGGCGATAAAATCATGATCTATTCCCGCATCGGTAGGTATCAGGCAGAAGTAGCCAGTGTGGGTAAGAGATCAGTAAAAACTGTGAACGGGAATTCATACAGTATCAAAACAGGAGATAGATGGGGAAGGCACGATAGTTATAACTGCGCCCGCAAAATACCGGTTAATTGAAAGCATTCGGTTAGCAGGTAGTCTGTCAATTCTAATTAAACACGGCGCATGGACGCGCCATCACTTAGGAGAAAATATCATGCGCGAGTCGTTTTTCAGCATAGAAAGAGGCCCAAAATTCCCCGGCATTACAGACGGTAGGCTCTGGAACGGATGGGCCTGCCCGTGGTTCAGATTAGAGACAATGCGAGATATACAAAAATGGGTCGAGGACGGCATCAACGATCCAATCGAAATTAACGGCGAAAGGATTTTTGAGGTTTACGAAACGGAAAGGATTGAGCTGGAAACAATGGTTGTTGATGGCGTCAAATATTATCACATCAGCGGATGGTGCTGGGACGAAATCGTTCAACTGTTCTAAATCAAATAAAAGGGGCATAAAAATGAACATTCAATTTATAGGAAAGAGCGCCAACGCAAAAATCGGCGCAATTCCAGCCAGCGTATCGTCGCGGGAGACTTGTCCACCATCATGTCCGTTGATAGGTGACGGTGGGTGCTACGCAGAGGCAGGCTTCCATACCAGACTTAACTGGAACAAAGTCACATCCGGCGAGCGCGGCATGACTTGGGATCAATTCATCATCAAGGTATTCGATCTACCAATCGGCACACTGTGGCGGCACAATGTCGCCGGCGATCTTCCGGGGCGTGACGACAAGATAGACGCGGAAAAGCAATGCTCTTTGCCGTTATTGGTACAGGGCATACATGAGGCACACGGAACATGAAAATTCTAATAGCTTGTAAGTATTCAGGCACAGTGAGGGATGCGTTCATAAAGGCAGGGCATGACGCGATCAGCTGTGACCTGCTGGAGAGTGATGCGCCTGGGCCGCATTATCATGGCGATGTCAGAGATATTCTGACAGAGCCTTGGGATGCGGTAATCGCATTCCCTGATTGCACTTACCTTTGCGGTAGTGGATGGCACTGGGTGGCTAGAGGGAGAATAGAGGAGGACGGAAGACCAAGAATGGAACACGTTAAAGAAGCATTGGAATTTGCCAGAATGTTCATTGACGGGCCAGAGACAGCGCATATCCCCAAGCGAGCCGTTGAAAATCCAATCGGTAGACTGTCAACGCTGATAAGAAAGCCGGATCAGATAATCCAGCCTTGGCAATTTGGAGACAATGCAAGTAAAGCCACCTGCCTGTGGCTGTCTGGCCTTCCACTCCTTACGCCCCTGCCAGAAAGTCAGCAGGCCAAGCCAAGGATCGTAAACTATCAAGGAAAAATTGTAAGTCGCTGGGCAAATCAGACTGACAGCGGGCAGAATGTCCTGCCACCTACTGATGATCGGTGGAAAATCAGATCAAGAACCTATAAAGGTATCGCTGAGGCGATGGCGTCACAATGGGGAGCACGATAATGGATGAAATAATAGATGAAATTCAGACCTTAAAATGGAAATGGTATAAACAGGACTTGGCCCGACATCCAGACTGTCGCGATCCAGATCATCCAGGCTGCGAATCCTGCTACGTCTCAGAATACGAAGAAGAATTGGAAGATAAATCTTGATGATTCACTATCACGGAACTCCTATAGGGGGAACATTAACAGACAAAGCGCGTTTTTTGTCTGGCCGTCATGCGCTTGTTCCTTTTCCGAGGCAAGATGACATGGGCATTGTCGCTGAAGTTTGCCAGTCTTTTGTATTTGATAACGGCGCATTCAGCGCATGGAAGCGTGGTACCCCAATGGATTTTGATGGTTACATTAAATGGGTTGAACATTGGCATAGGCACCCCGGATTTGATTGGGCGCTCATTCCTGACGTAATAGACGGGGACGAAAAAGCAAATGATGAATTGCTGAAAACGTGGCCGAAACACCTTCACGGAGTGCCTGTATGGCATATGCACGAATCTTTAGATCGCTTGCGCCAGCTCTGCTCAGAATGGACGATGGTTGCAATTGGAAGCAGTGGTCAATGGCCGAATCCAGGCACTGATTCATGGTGGATACGCATTGGAGCTGCGATGGATTTTATATGTGACGCTGGAAGGCCGCCATGCAAAATTCATGGGCTGAGAATGCTTGACCCTGCCATATTTTCAAAACTGCCGTTATCGAGCGCAGATAGCACAAACGCAGCAGTCAATTGCGGAAGCGTAACTCGTTTCGGCACATATATTCCGCCAACTGCCGGGCAAAGAGCAGAAGTGATTGCTGAGCGCATAGAATCGCACAATAGCGCAGCCATTTGGGAGACATCACAACAAATGCAATTGTTACCAAGAGGAGAAAAATAATGAAACACGAAACAAAAGAAACAATAGCCATGCTGCTGTGCCTTGGGTGCGCTGTTCTAATCGGGTTTATGGTCGGCATGGGGTGGATGTAATGCTGAAATTACTTCGTCGCATATTTTGGCCGTCTAATCTCATCTCAGATGACATTCCGGCCATCTGACTGCCGAGACCCAGATCATCCAGGCTGTGATATTTGTGAACAGGAGGAAGAAGATGATAATTAAACAGATCAAACCCATGTGGTTTCGCCTTGACACTGAGGGGCTGGTGTTCTTTGGATACTCACGGGAGCACGTTCGGCACAAGTTTCTCGCTTGGGTGCGAGAGCATGACTTAAGGAAGATCAGATGAGAGAATTTCTGAAGTTTGCAATCCGTGAAAAGTATAGGGAGCTGGAATACACTAGCGACCCAAAACAAAAGCGCAAGGAAATCGCAAGACTCTGGCGCAGACTAAGGAGCATGAGATGAGGTTCACAAAATTAACGTCCACAGCAATAACCCCAACCAGGGGAACGGCGGGATCAGCAGGTCTAGACCTCTATTCTGAGGAGGATGCTCTCGTAACTTCAGAGCGGTCTACATTGGTAGGCACTGGTATCGCAGTTGAGATACCGGAGGGGTATGTTGGACTGGTATTTATCAGGTCGGGACTCAGTAAAGCTGGTGTCGGCCTCACGAATTCAGTGGGTGTTATAGATTCAGACTATCGTGGGGAGATAAAGCTATCAATGATTTATATCGCTGGGAACGGAGGCCATTACATTAAAAAAAGAGACCGTGTGGCTCAACTGGTAGTAGTGCCAGCTCCAATTTACGAATTGACTGAAGTAGACTATCTGACCCCGACAGAACGCGGATCAGGTGGATTCGGGAGCACGGGAATATAATGTACAAATGCGAACTCTGCGGAAGGCGAAGAGGGGCTGGGATCGATCACTCAAAGTGCAGCAAGAAGCTGCAAGAGATGCACAAGGATAGGCCGAAACCGGTTCACAGTAACGCCACCAAACCCTATAGCACTCTGTATAAGCGCGTTTGAATTTAAAGTGCTACCTGGGTGAAGGGTCGAAAAAAAGCCCCATAAGAGGGGCTAAAACGCCATTGGAAAGGGGAGTAACCAATGGCTCACAGGACTAGTTATATCTAATTGTAATAAGGGGCGACAATGAAAGCAAATTTAATTATTGAAAGGCTGGAATATTGTAGAGCAACTGCGAGTAATCGCTGGATAGCGAGATGCCCAGCCCACAAGGACGCAAGTCCTAGTCTGGTAATCACCCAGCCAGACCCTGAAAGGGTGCTAATACACTGTCATGCAGGATGCCCCCCAGGTTCGATTCTAGACTCTCTCGGACTGGACTGGGGTGCTCTAATGCCTTCAAAAGATTCTTCCTACAGTGCCACTAGAATCACTCAGAAAGACGCGCCCATTGTCGATGAGATGATCGTTGAGATTTCAAAGGCCATGCTCTCCAGGGGCGAGCGGATGACAGAGGCCGAAAAAAGATCAGTCATGGACGCAAAGTTAAGGCTCCTGAGAAAAGGGGAAACTGTATGAACTTTTTTCCTTGGCATATCGGCGATTATAAGTCACACACAGACCATCTAACCCCGAAGGAGGACATCTGCTACCGCAGAATCCTCGACCATTACTATCTGCACGAAAGCCCTATTGCTAATGACATTCCGGCAGTCGCCAGGTACATCAAAATGCGCGACTCGGAAGAGGTTATTAAGTCAGTCCTTCAAGAATTTTTTGAACTTCGTGGGGACTATTGGCATTCGATAAGGGCTGACAAGGAGATTGCTGCCTATAAATCCAAGTCAGAAAAGGCAAGGAAATCAGCAGGTTCCAGATGGTCTAATGCGAACGCAATGCGAACGCAATGCGAAGGCAGTGCTACGCTTGTATGCGAAGGCAATGCTACCAATACCAATACCAATACCAATACCAATATTAATAAGGCGAAAACAACTCGCAAAAAGTTCGTTAAACCAGAACCCCAAGAGGTTACAGATTATGCGAATAGCATTGGATTTAACTTGGACGGGGAACACTTTGTCGCATACTACCAAGCACGGGGATGGAAGGTCGGCAAGTCCCCAATGGTTGACTGGAAGGCAGCTGTTGTGACTTGGAAGAGAAACTCAGCCACCACACCCACGACAGATTTCATAAAGGAAGTTTAAATGCAGATACCTCACGGAGTTGATTTCTCGAAATACATAAAGATTGTTGGGGAGTGTGAGGCCCAGGAAATATTTCCTGCTGGCAGATGGAAGAACGATTTGATCGAAAGGATTTATGGGGAGAAGATCACTGGTGACTGCCTCCCTTGGGCCAAGACCCAGCCACTATTTCGGATGCGCCCTGGCGAGCTGACTTTATGGGGAGGGATGAACGGCCATCGCAAGTCCATGCTGGTTGGGCAGGTTATGCTTAACTTGTTGGAGGATCGAAGGGTAGCAATCGCGTCTCTGGAGATGAAACCAGCAGAGACCCTCTGGAGGATGTGCCTTCAGGCAGCAGGCACTGGGAATCCTTCCAGAGAATTCGTCGAACGCTTCTCTGATTACACGAACAGAAACTTGTTGATATATGACCAACTGGACACCGTTCAGTCCGACAAGATTCTTGGATTCGTTCACTATTGTGCAAGCGAGATGCAGTGCCAGCACATAGTAATCGACTCCCTCACGAAATGCGGATTAGGAACAGCCGACAGAGATAGGGAGGCAGACTTCATAGACCGCCTTCAGTGGGCCGCCAAGAGCCTTAACTGCCATATCCATCTGGTATGCCATGTCCGCAAGCCTGACAACCGTGGTGAGGATTACAGGCCCAATAAATTCGATGTCCGTGGAGCGGGCCAGCTGGTAGACCTGTGTGACAATCTGATTATAGTTTGGAAGGACAAAAAGCGAGAGTCGATGAAGGGTGCTGATCTGGACATCAAGAACAAGGAGTATTTCGACAAGCACGCAGATCAAGTTCTAATTATCGAGAAGCAAAGACACGGGTCTTGGGAGGGCAATGTAAACCTGTTCTTCCACGCGCAGAGTCTCCAATTCACATCAGAGGAAAATCGAGTAAAGCACCTGGATGACGTTATAAAAAGAAATGCTTGATCCTTATCCTTTTCTCTTCTATATTGTATTTGTACAACAAAAAGGGGATGGTTATGAAAGTGATTGAAGATTGGATTGACCGAAAGTTGGACTCTCTGGTTGTCGGAAGTCGGGGTTATATCGTCCTGACTGACGAGGATATATCAGAGCTGGCGAAGGAGCTGGGATTACAAAAGCCTGTAAACGAATACATGGAAGAGGGAATCAGGGACTATATTTATTACCAAGTTGATATGCACAAGGACTACTTCCAAGAAAGACTTGAAGCATACGCACAAGAATACGAAGAGCAGGAAAAAACAACATTTAAAGTGGAGAACGATTTATGTCAATGAAAGATATCCAAGCAGAATTAAAAGCTCCCAAAGGGCAGTACAACTCCTTTGGTAAGTATAAGTACAGATCATGTGAGGACATCGTGGAGGCAGCAAAGCCCGTCCTCTTTAAACACGGGTGTCACCTTAATCTGAGTGACGACATGGTGCAGGTTGGTGAGCGCATTTACGTCAAGGCAATAGCTACAGTCCTCAAGGGCGATGTAGTTATCGGAGCCTCTACCGCCTTTGCCAGAGAGTCTCTTGATAAGAAGGGAATGGATGATTCCCAGATCACAGGAGCGGCATCAAGCTATGCACGCAAGTACGCTCTCAATGGCCTGTTTGCAATCGACGACACAAAAGACGCCGACACAAACGAACACAAGGCGATCAATGACCAGGAGCCTTATAAAAGAGCCTTTGATAGCGTGTCTAGCCTGGAGGGATTGAAGGCTCTGTGGGAGGGATTAACAAAGGAGCAGAGAGAAATCTGTGCTGATCTTAAAGAGGCTGCAAAGGGGAGACTACAATGAGAATTATAGAATGCGAGCAGGGTACTCCTGCGTGGATACAGGCAAGACTCGGGATACCTAGTGCCAGCTCTTACTCCAAGCTGGTAACCGCAACAGGAAAGCACTCTGCTCAGGCAGAGGGTTATATCAATCAGCTAGTGGCTGAGAGAATTACTGGGGAACCAACGATGGTTCATGTCACAGAACCAATGCAAAGAGGCATAGACTTGGAGCCAGAGGCAAGGTTCCGATATGAGATGGAGACAGGGAAGATTGTTAAACAAGTAGGGTTTCTGATGCATGACACCATACAGGCAGGGGCAAGCCCTGATGGCCTGGTGGGAGAGAACGGTGGTCTTGAGATTAAATGCCCATCTCCAGCAACTCATATTGAATACCTCAGAGATGGAGGTCTGCCAGCAAAGTATGTGCAGCAAGTTCAGGGATGTCTGTGGATAACAGGCAGGGATTGGTGGGACTTCATGTCCTATAACCCTAAGATGGAGCCTCTGATAGTCAGAGTCTTCAGGGATGAGGAGTTTATAAAGGCGCTTGAATGCGCCGTGATTGACGCAGTAAAAGTAATTGAACTACTAACTATTAAATTCAGGAGCAAGATATGAGCAAGGTAGGGGTTTCAATAAAGATTGATGTGACCAAGATAGACAAGTCCTTGTTGTACAAGGGCGCAAAGGGTGCGTATTTAGATGCAACAGTGTTTATCGATGACACCCCAGACAAGTACGGCAATAACGGAATGGTTACCCAGGACGTTTCCAAGGAAGCAAAAAGTTCTGGGGAGAAAGGCCCAATACTTGGCAATGTGAAAGTATTTTGGAGGGACGATGATGGGAAGGCGGTGAAAGTAGCAAAGCCTTCAAAGTCCAAAGGAGATGACTTCGATGACGATATCCCATTCTAGCATTCCGCATTTCGGGAAGTGTCTAAAGAGGATACACGCGCTGAAGGGAATATCTCAGCGCGATATTGCAAACAAAATAGGAATGGATTCTGGAAACTACAATAGACTGCTCAACAGGCAAAACATGAGCGCCTCCACGCTTTGGGTTATCTGCCAAGCGTTGGAGGTTTCATTCGGAGATATTGCCAATGAGTGACTACAAGTTCTGGAAAGATGCCAAGCCAGTGAAGGGAACTGTTTTTGATAAAGGATTTATCATGTCGATTATGAATCGAGAGAGAGCGAGGCTTGCTCGTCGCATTAGGGTCTTGGAAGCAAGGCTTGGGAGGCCGCACAGATATCTACCACAATGCGGATGTGTGCAATTCATTCCTAAGTCTGTTGAGTGCCATGTCCTGGGGCCGGTGTAGATGAGCGAGTCTTGGATTGCTAAAGACGATCATACAAGGCAGAAGTTTCTTGAGTTTGCTAAGGAGTACATGAAAGAGAATCGGCTTGTGGTGTGGACATGGAATGGCGAGACTAGAACAGGAAAGCAAAATGCTTCACTCCATGTTTACCTGCGAGCTTTATCCAAGACTCTGAATGACGCAGGGATGTCTGTGGATAAGTTCTTCAAGCCAGGATACGAAGTCCCTTTCAACGAGGTAACAGTGAAAGAGGAAATCTGGCACAAGATGCAAGTAGCTGTTACTGGCAAGGAACGCTCTTCAGACCTTACTCCTAGAGAGATGATAGAGGTGTTCGATAGACTTAATGCAGTGCTTGCGGATAAGGGCATCCATGTTCCCTGGCCCACCAAAGACTCCTGAGAGGTAGTATGAAAGAAATAAAATTGAACTACGAGCCTAGCGTCGAAGCAATATTTGTTTTTCGGGTTCACAGTGCTTCCCGTACTTCCTCCCGAATTCCTCTGTTAGTTGAGAAAAGAAAGAGGATGACCAACAAAGAAGATATTGCTCGCTGCGATAGAGCTTTGAAGGCACTGAGAACAAATAGTTTCTTTTAACCTATTCCCGCCTCTGACCCTTTACGGGCGTAATTGGGTGAGCAGACAGGGGCGGGGACTTAAGGACTGATATGAAGAAGACACTAGCCAAAGTAGTAGAGGAATGTGCAGTAGCCCTACAGAAAGTAGTAAGGATGAAGGCTGCTATAGCCGAGAACCTTGATGGGTATGTCACTTGTGTCTCTTGTGGCGTTAAGAAGCACTGGAAGGAGTTAGACGCAGGGCATTACTTTTCCAGGAGCGATAAGTCAGTCAAGTTAATCGAGGAGAACATCCATCCTCAGTGCAAGGGATGCAATATCAGGATGAGCCACGGGGATACCAAGGTTGTCTCTGCTTATCGAAGGCACATGGTTGATATGTACGGAGAGGACTTCTTGGATTACCTGGAAGCACTTGCTCACAAGCCAGCCAAGTTTGACAGGATGGAGATAGAGGATTTAACCAAGACATTAAAGTCTCAGATAAAAGAATACGAATCGATCTTGAAATAAACAAACTAATAAAAGGGGAACATGATGACTCAGAACGATCAAATACTTAAATACCTTGAAGCTGGCAACACAATAACTCCAATCGATGCCTTGCAGCTATTCGGCTGTTTTAGACTTAGCGCCAGAATATTTGAGCTTAGACAGAAAGGCTACAAGATTGGCAAAGTTATCCTAAGAAGGAGCGACACTAATTACGCCTGCTACTTTATGGAGACGGACAAACTGTCTTTGGCTAAAAGGGTTGGCCTGTAATGCGGGCTGCTGCTAGGGCAGCACAGGAAAAGAAGCTGAGAGAGATACTTCAAGCGGGGGAGTGGAGTGATGAATGATCTATTCAACGGGTTCATGGCGTTTATCTGCATCGGGGCAACAGTGATTTTTCTGCTGATCGCAGGAGTCAATATCGCACACTCAAACATCAAAAAGAGCTGCGAACGGCATGGAAGTTTCTACATCGGTGACACTCGGTTTGAGTGCGAGCGCACCAAGGAGCAGGGCGATGAGTGAACCAACAGAAGAAATGATCCTAGCAGGCATCGAGGCAGCAAACCGCACGATGCCTTATGTCTCAGACGCGCAGTGCGTGACGGAGATATGGAAAGC